ATAGCAACGACAACAACGAATGAAATAGCTATAGCAGCTGCCGTTACAGGAAGTGCTAACGAACATATGCGTGAAGCAGCTTATATAAGAAACGGTGTCTTAGAAACAAAAAATTACACAATCCTGGATGACGGATCAACACCGATACAACGCGTAACTTTTGCAACTTTAGCAGCAGCCAGAAACTCAAAGTATTTTAATCGATTTACAGAATATGCAAAATTCACAAATATTTTTTACGGTGGCTTTGACGGATTAAATATCTTGGACAAAGACAACCGATTAATGAACGATAGGGCCTCGTCAGTGGATGCAAAGGGTAAAGGTAATGTTGCAAACGGAACTTTTACACACCAGAATCTGCATGCAGATTCTGCAGCCGGGTCTGGAAAAGATAATAATATAATTAATTCATATCGATCAGCAGCTAGAATAATTACAGACCCAATGGCGTCACGTGTCAATGTTGTTGCTGTTCCTGGGATTAGAGAACCTTTTGTTACAGACTTTGTTGGTGACTTAACTAGAGATTACAGCAAGGCAATCTATTTAATGGATATTCCTTCATATGACGACAACGGAAATAGAGTATTTAGTAAGACGGTGCGCCCTAGTGTACAAGAAACTATTGATGTTTTTGAATCGAGAGCAATTGACAACAGTTATATTGCATCGTATTTTCCAGATATGATTTTTGCTGATGATGTTAATAACACAGCAATATCAATGCCTTCATCAGTTGCTGCGCTTAAAGCCTTAGGGTACAATGACGCTGTTTCTGCTCCGTGGTTTGCCCCTGCAGGTTTTAATAGAGGCGCATTAAATAACGTTTTGAATTCTGAAGTCAGACTTAATGCAGAAGATAGAAATATACTTTATGAAGCAAGAATCAATCCTATTGCCAACTTCCCTAACGGTGGATTTGTTATATTTGGACAAAAAACATTGCAGCAAGACCGGTCTGCTTTAGATCGAGTTAATGTTAGAAGAATGCTCTTAGAAGTTAAAAGAATTATTTCAGACATTGCTAATAAGTTAATCTTTGAACAAAACACACCTCAAACTCGTGCAAGATTTGTTGCTGAGGCGACACCACAATTGGCAACCATACAAATTCAGCAAGGTGTGGATCAATTTCAAATAGTGATGGATTCATCTAATAATTCAAATGAAGATATCGAACAAAATCGCTTGAATGGTAGAATTGTGTTAGTCCCAACACGTGCAGTAGAATTTATTGCAGTAGATTTCATTATTACGAATTCAGGTGTAAGTTTCGAATAATTAAGATAAACGGAGAGATTTTATGGCAGAAATAACATTTAAGTCAGCAGGTGTAAAAACTAGAGAAATAGACTTGTCACAGCCTAGTCGCACAGGGCCGATTGGAGTTCCAGCTGGAATTATTGGTACAGCGACTGACGGTCCAGCTTTTGTTCCTTTGACTTTTGCAAACTACAGTGATTTTATTACAACATTTGGTGCGTCTGATGGGGAGAAGTTTGGACCTATTGCAGTTAATCAATGGTTGAATAATGCGCAAGCAGTTACTTATATGCGTGTACTAGGGGCCGGTGACGGAAAACAAAGAAATACATCAACAGGTAAAGTGACAAATGCTGGTTTTACAGTTGGTAATAGAATTGTCCAAGAAAGTGGATTAATTGGGGATAACGCATACGCAAAAAGCGGTGCAGGTGCAGACAAAGGTCAAACCTATTTCTTAGGCACGTTCATGTCTGAGTCCAACGGATCAACTATTTTTAGTGATGCTGGTATACAAAAAACCTCGATCACGATTAAGGCAACGGCTACAATTAATTTTACTGGTGTACCAGCTGCAGATGAAACCATTGTTATCACAGATGCAGCTGGAACTGCAAGAACGTTTACAGCCAAAGATGTTGACGATACTGCTGCTTTACAGTTTTTAAGATCTAGTACAGCAGCGAATGCAGCGATATCATTAAAAAATTGTATAGAACATGCAAATGGATTTAATAATACAACTATAACAGTCACTCGCGATGATACGACTCTTACACTTACACAAACAACTCCAGGTGCAGTAGGTAACAAGACAATAACAACAGGTTTGGCAAATACAACAGTTTCAGGGTTTTCAGGCGGTTTGGATGATAATCATGCTGTCCCAATTCTCAGAGGTGTTCTTCTTGCACCAAGTGGTGTAATTTTACATTTAAGTGGTGGTAAAACACAAAATTCTGGGCCGCCAACAAAAGGGAATACAGCTACAGTGTCTAAACAAGGTCATGTTACCGGATCTGTTGATTTAGCAACACAAGACTTTGTAATGTTAATGAACGGCTTTAATAACTTAGATGCATCAAAGCTTACTCACATAACTGCTTCTTTTGATATGACCAGCCCTAATTATTTTGCAAACGTGTTCAATACAAATCCTTTCAAGATAGAAGAAGAAGGACACCTTCTTTACTCACATTATGACATATACCCAGATTTAGCAGTAGTTACAGGAAGTGGAGCTATTACTGCGGGTGTATACGCTGATGGATTATTAAAGACAAAAGAAGATATTGGTTTATTACTAACTTCATCTATAGTAAGAGACACTGGGTCTGGCTTAGTACCTAATTATGAAGACTTTGAGGATAGATTTTCTCACGCCAAGTCTCCTTTTATAATTTCTCAAGGTTTTGGTTCAGTACCTAAAGATTTGTTTAGAATTCATTTACTTTCACCAGGTGAAAACACATCAAATAAATTTAAATTTTCAATTGAAAATATTAGAAAAGCAAACACATCAAACAAAGAATACGGAACCTTTGATTTAATTGTTCGTTCGTTTAACGACACTGATGAAGAACCTAGAGTTTTAGAAAGCTTTAGAGGTTTATCTTTAAATCCGGGTTCAGACAGATACATCGGAAGAGTTATTGGCGATCAAAACATATATTACAACTTTGATGTAGTTAGTAACAGCCAGAAAATTATAGTTGACGGAAACCACCCAGTGAGGTCTAGATACATAAGGGTTGAGATGTCTAGTGATGTTGAGGACAGCAATGTTGATATATCATCACTGCCGCTTGGTTTTAGAGGGCCTAATCACTTAGTTACCAGTGGTGCATTACTAAATCCTTCGCCTGATGCTCTATGGACAACTTCAGATATTGTGCAATCACTTAGAGAACCTCCTATTCCTTACAGAGAAACAGTTGCACAAGGTGTAGGTATTACTAAAAAGTCTGACCAACGACTATTCTGGGGAATTCAAACAACAAGAAAGACAGACGTAACTAAACCTAACTTAATAGGTTTACCTGATTCGTCTTTCCAGTCTTTTGTTAAGCATTTTCCTTCGCATAGAACAGATGTTATTAACTTTTCTGCAGGTAATAATGCAGGTGTTGCTGACGTTAACGGGACAATATTAGATAGTGATAGGTTTAATAATAATAAGTTTACATTAGAAAATATTTTAGTTCGAACTGGATCTGACACATTAGCAGATCCTGAATATTGGTTAAGTGCATCATACACACGAAACGGAAATATTGCTACTAACGACGACAACAAAACAAGGGCATTTTCTGTTGACGACTTGGGCAAAGTAGCAAATATTAAGTTTGCTAAGTTTACATTCATGGCGCAAGGTGGATTTAACGGTGTTAATATATTTGACGAAGAAAAATCAAAATTATCAAATACAGCTGTTAAGAGAGAAATGGATGATGGTGCAGGTACAGCAGACAACGCTGTTGCTGCGTACAGAAAAGCAGTTGATATCATGTCTTCGAAAACTGATGTGGATATTCAAGTTCTTGCCATCCCAGGATTAAGACACTCTTCTGTGACAGACTATGCATTACAAAAAGTAGAAGATAGATTTGATGCAATTTACATTATGGATGTCGAGGAAAGAGATCAAGTTAATACTGTTATAACATCATCAGTTCAAAAGCCTCATGTATCTAACACAGTTACTGCGTTTAAGAATAGAGCACTGGATTCATCTTTTGCAGCTGCATACTTTCCTGATGTGACTGTAACAGATCCCAATACTAATACATTGATTCAAGTACCACCTTCAGTCGCTGTTTTAGGTGCTTACTCACTTAACGATAGGGTTGCACATCCGTGGTTTGCACCTGCTGGTTTTGCTAGAGGGGCACTAAATGCTGTCGAAATGGCATCTGTCAGGTTAAATAGAACAAACTTAGACGATCTATACGAAGCAGATATTAATCCTATCACAGCTTTTCCAGGAACAGGCGTTACTATCTGGGGACAGAAAACACTCCAGTCAGCAAACTCTGCGTTAGATAGAATCAACGTAAGAAGATTATTAATTAATGTTCGAAGAAAAGTTAAAAATGTTGCTAATACTTTGTTATTTGAGCCAAATAGAGAAGAAACTTTAGAAAAATTCACTTCTTTAGTTAATCCAATTCTACAAAGAGTACAAGAACAAAGCGGAATTGACCGTTATAAAGCAGTTATTGATACATCAACAACCACTCAGGCTGATGTTGAGAATAATACAATACGTGGTAAGATATACTTACAACCAACCCGTTCAGTTGAATTTGTGGCACTAGATTTTGTTGTTACAAATGCAGGTTCAAATATCTAATAAGTAGATATATATAAATAAGATTATAGGAGATTAAAATGGCAGAAACACTTTCAGTCACAGATATGTTACCAAACAAGTTCGAACCAAAAAGAGGTTATCGTTGGGTCCTTGCGATTGAAGGTATTGACTCATTTTTAGTGACTTCAACTAAACGACCGGACATTAGCTTTCAGTCTAGTGACATCAAGTTTATCAATAGTTATCGGAAGATATCAAACGGAAAAGGAGTCTGGTCAAGCATTACAGTTGACCTTCATGACCCTATTGCTCCTTCTGGGGCACAACAAGTAATGGAATGGATAAGAACACATTATGAATCTGTTTCAGGGCGTGCAGGATATGCTGATTTCTATAAAAGAGATCTTCAATTAAAAATGTTAGATCCTATTGGGACAGTTGTTGAGTTGTGGGACATTAAAGGTGCACAGATACAATCAGCTAACTTTGGAAGTTTAAGCTACGATAGTGACGATATTATGAAAATTAGTTTAACACTTGACGTTGATAACTGTGTATTACAATTCTAATCAATAATAAGTTTTTACAAATCAAACTAACTCTTGTATACTTTACAGGAGTTTTTTTTTGGAGAAAATAATATGATCAACGGCATCCCGCAAAACAACGTGATGAAAGATGACTTTAATTGGGAGGTACCTGTTGAAAGTATACCTTTACCTACTAGAGGCATTATTTATTCACCAGATAGTTTACTGTTTAACACAGAAACTTTACAAATAAAAGCAATGACGGCTAAAGAAGAAGATATTCTGACTAGTCAAGCTTTTATTAAAGAAAATATTGTTGTTGAGAAGCTAATAGCTTCTTGCTTAATTGAAAAATCAATTGATGTTAATCAAATGATAACAGGTGATCGCAACGCGCTGATGGTTTCAATTAGAGTAACAGGTTATGGCGCTGATTATAACATTTCACATTCATGTGGAAATTGTGGTCATAATAACAATATTAATGTTGATCTTTCAAAGCTTGCTATTAAAAGATTGACAACAGCACCAATTGAGGAAGGCAAAAATATATTTGAATATACGTTGCCAGTGACTAAAAAAGTTGTTCGATATAAGTTTTTAACTGGTTACGACCAAAAAGAAATAGCAATTACAGAAAAAAGATTAAAAAAGGCCGGCGTTACTTATGACAATACAGTTACAAGCTTTTTAGAAAACACTATCTTGGCAGTAGATGGTGTTACAGATAAAAACAAAATTAAGCATTTTGTAATTAATATGCCCGCATTAGATAGTAGATCTCTCAGACAGCACATTCGGCAATCTGAGCCAGGAATCGACATGACCTGGAATTATGACTGCAGCGATTGCAATCATAGTAATGATATTGCCTTGCCGATAACCAGTGAGTTTTTTTGGCCCAATACATAGTTGGAGAGAAATAATTCTCGAAGAATTTTTCGCCCTCCAGCTCCACCTCAATATGTCATACTCCGAGGTGCACCAGTTACCCATCCGATACAGGAAATGGTTTCTAGGCAGACTTGTGAAACATTTTAATCAGAAAAACGATGCTATGGATTCTGCTAGAAACAATAGTAATAGGTCACGACAGCAAGATAAAGATAACCCTTTATCAAAATTATCACAGTTTGAATCGCAAATAAAAAATAAACTTTAGTAACAGATATTTATGTTAAAGCGAGATAACCTATGTCAGATCAAGAAGAACTAATAAAAGCAATAACATCAGCAATTCAAAGCGGATTTAACTCTATAAGACAGGATAGTGGCGGCAGCACTGCAAAGAATACAACCACTGATAGTAGTTCAACGACTGATGATGGAGCAACACCTGCGCCACCGATTGATACTAGTTCCATTGAAAAATCCAAAAAGGATGTTGACGAATTAAATAAATCAACAAACGGAATGTACGATCAATTTAAAAAGCTGTCAGGCACAACTACCGGTCTTATGGGCGGTGTAATGAAAGGTGTAAATCAGACTGCAATAATAATGGCCGACTCATTTGGAGAATTAAATACAGAGCTAGATGGTGAGATCGACTATTTTCGTCAAATTCAGAAAAATTTTGGTGGTATATCTGATGCTGCATATATTGCGGGTGAAGAAGTTACCGGTTTGGCTGGACAAGCTTTGGATGCTCAACAGCATCTAGCAATGGTGGGTTCAGCAGGTAAAGATTCAATGTTAGAAATTAAGTCTGGTGCACTGGCTGGCAAAAATCCTTTAATTGCGCTATTCAAAGATCCACTCGAACCTGCACTTAAGTTTTCTGAAGTCATGACCAACGTTGCTGCTGATAACGTTACGCTAGCTAAATCTTTAGAAGCTCAAGGCGAAGCTGAAATGGAAAGAATCGCTATTATCAGAAAAAGAATGGGTGTTGATTCTGATACAATGGGTGATATCCTTAGAAGACAATATGCTTTTACCGGTGAGGCATCTTCAAAAATATTTGAGGATATTGCTAGTGTGTCTGTTAATTTAGCAAAAACAACAGGTGGTTCTGCAAAAGATTTAAAAGATGATATTCTAAGCATAATGACAGATACCAAGCTATTTGGTGATATTGGTGTTGATGCAGCAGGACGAATTTCTGCGTCGCTTAACGTGTTAGGGCTAGACTTCCAAACTTTTAAAAATATGACAAACCAGTTTATGAACTTTGACAGTGCTGCTGAAAAAATGGGCGATCTTTCTGCACTTTTTGGAATTCAAATGGATGCCATGGAAATGACTTATTTGGCCAATGAAGATCAAGAAGAATTCTTGCTTAGAATGAGAGAAGAAGTACTTGATTCCGGCCTAGATGTTGAAAATATGTCAAAAACTAGACAAAGAGCATTGACAGAACAGCTTGGGCTAAGTTCAATTGAACAGATGCAACAATTCATGGATACCGGTGTACAAGTCGATCAAGATGCTTTGATGGCATCAACTGACGCAGCAAAAGATGCTGATGGTATGCAAAATGCCATTGAGAACTTTGGGGGTGCTTTTGAAGGTGCAACAAGAGGCTCAGCTGAATTTGAGAAGTCGTTGCGAAATCAGGCAAGATATACTGACGAAATAGCGCGCGATATCTTGACCGTTAGAAAAGAGTCAGAACAGTCTGTGCAAACAATCCAAGACTTTAGATTATCAGAAGAAGCTAAGGAAAACGCAAGAGTACTTTTAAATGCTGATTTAGGCATGATGCGAGGTTTTAATAAAAAGCTTTTGCCGATTATGAAAGAAACAGCTCAAGAAGCAGCAAATATAACAGCAGATCTGGCAAATCAAGCATCTGGTGCTATAGGTGGTGGTACTATAAAGAGGGAAGTCAAAGTAACCTCTAGTGAATACAAAAAAAGCGTAGATGCTTTAGTTGGTATAAGTCAGGCAAGTGTAGAAAAAGAAGCAGCAACTGCACAGGTTACACAAAGTTTGGCAGACACACAGCTCAGTATGCAAGGTGATGTTACTGATTTAATTGATTTATTAAAACAGAACCAAAATATGGAAGTCAAACTAGAAATTAACGGCAATGCATTAACTGATAAGCTTTTTAATATATATCAAGATAAAAAAGGTGGCACCATTGTTGTCACAGCAAATGAGTAGGTAAAATAAAATATGGATCTAGAACAACAAATTAAAAAAGAAATATACGAACATGTTTCTAAGTTTGACTTAAGTAAAGACGAATTACAAGAAGTAGATACTTATGTCTTAAGCCTACTAAATAATTTTAAAAATATAATTAATTCGCAAAACAGTATCTTAAGTGATAAAAAAAAATTAAATGAGCTAAAAAAAGTAATATTAGAAAGCTTAGGGGAGTCAAAAATTGTCTAGAGAAACAAGAGAAACACTAAAAGATTTTCTTGCACAAAAAGGTTCAACTAGCGACAGTATATCGATAACCCGGAATGGTGCGCCAAGTGGTCTAGGTG